TCAAGAAGTTTGATTTGCTTTCTTTCTTCATTCTTTTCAACTTCAAAATCATACTGTGTTTCTGATCTACGATTAGTTGGTGATAGTAAGTTGAAGCTGGTCAAGTCTACAGCGACTTCTCTTGCTGGCACTCTCGTACCATCGTTGCGTACAAACTCTTTTTTCAGAATCTGATAGTAGTTTTTCACAGTTGATTGTGCTGATGAGATGCTACCATATTTTGCAACGATGAAACGATTGAAGTCTTCACCAAACAATGGCCAGTCGAAGAACGGATCGATGATATCATTGTAGTGTAAGACAAGCCAAGCATAATCTGCATTACCATAGAACTTGTCTGCAATTACGTCTGGTCTATCTCCGTCTTGAATACTGTACTCATAGAAGATGCCTGATTTATCTTTCAGTTTGTCCTTTACTTTGAACCTACGAAGAATGTTTGTAACTTCTGTCTGTCTGCCAGTATTTCTTAAATCGTGAAATGTGCTTGGAAAATATGAAAAGTAATTAGACATTTTAAATCTCTGTTGGTCTTCCTGCCGCATCTAGATTATCTGTGGCAAATTGAATTTCATCAAAGCCTTCTCTTGTGAGAAGTCTCGTCTCTTGGAAAGTCATTGTAATTTCGATAGATACTGGTGCACCAGTCTGTTCGAAGAATGTTGGAATACCCTCACCATTATAGTTAATAGTAAGACCTGTCATAACAGATGTTCCGATATCAAATAAATAAGGTCTAATCTTATCTGCAAATTCGATTGTAAATTCATCAGGATAGTTGAATGCAAAGCCAGCTCTCTCTGTGCCAAATGCGTATGATGGCAACATGTGCTTTTTCATAACATTACAAAGTTCTTTTAGTCTGTCACTCTCTACTTGGTTCTTTGCTAGAAACTTGTAAGAAAATGAATGTGTTCTGAAGTCTACACCTTGAAATACAACTGCCATGTGTGGATTGACGGCAAGTCCTTCATCTTGTAAAAGACCTGTAAATACACCAGATACACCACCAGCGGCTAATGCACCAGCTAGAAGACCACCGCCCCCGATAGCACCAGCAACAGCCGCACCACCAAGTGCTACTGTTCCCGCTTTTACTGAAGCATCTGTTGTATCATTTTTGAAAGCATCTTTAGCGGCTGCAATCTTTTCAGATACAAAAGAAGAAATATCTCCCATTGCACCTTTTAGTTCTGCGCCACCCATAGAGCCTTGCGCCATAGCACCCAAAGCGCCAAGTTCTTCATTCTGATATCCTACACCATATTCTACTTGTAGATTAGATGGCACAGGTAAAACAATACTGCGAATGATACGAGTAGTACCTTCATTCTTTTGACTTGGTCTGCGCCTTTCAACTACATTATAGATCATGTAGTGTTCGTCGTCAAGATCAAGAGGATAAATAATGGGTCTGTTTGTTTTACCGCCATTTGGCTGATACAGTTTTGCGAGAGGTCCTCTGACGGTGTTTCTGTTAATCACTCTCTGTTCAAGTGCAGAGAAGTTTACTGAACCTGATATTCCGTTTGGGCCGGCAGAAACAGAAAACGCACCAGTTCCACCAGATGAATCTAGTGTGCCTGAAGCAGTGACTTGTTGCCCTCTTACATTGATACTTGGTTTCTTAATTAATGACATCTAAATATCCATATGGCTTATAAAGGTAAATTTCGTCCCAAAAATCCACAGAAGTACCGTGGTGACCCAACTAAGATTATTTATCGTTCTTTATGGGAACGAAACTGTATGCGCTACTTTGACGAGAACCCAAATGTTTTGAAATGGAGTTCTGAAGAAGTAATCGTGCCATACAAATCACCGCTTGATGGGCGCTATCATCGTTACTTTCCAGACTTTCTTATTCGTGTAAAAAACAAACAGGGTAATCTGGAGACAATCATGATTGAAGTCAAGCCTCTCAAAGAGACGAAAGAACCAAAACCACAAAAGCGTTTAACTAAGAACTATTTATACGAAGTAAAAACATGGAGCATAAATAAGAGTAAATGGGAAGCCGCAATAGAGTTCTGTAAAGACAGAAAGTGGAAGTTCATGATCATTACAGAAAAAGAATTAGGAATTAAATATTAATGGCAACAGTCTTTGACGATTTATTGTTGAAAGGTGTTCGTGCTGGTGAAGTGCCTGCAAGAACAGCGACATCAAGAGATTGGTTCCGAAATCAAGCAAGAAGAGCAACAGCACGACCCACAGAACTATCCAGAGATAGAGACAGATTGCGTGGGCGTTCAACTATTGGCAAGATGTATTTCTTCTTCTACGATCCAAAGACAAAAGCAAAGTTGCCATACTATGATACATTTCCTCTGATTTTTAAAGTAGCAACTGTACCAGGTGGCTTCTACGGCATCAATCTACATTATCTTCCGTATAAACTTAGAGCAAGATTAATGGACGCTTTGTATGATATTACAAACAATCAAAAGTATGACGAGACAACTAAACTAAGACTGTCATATGATTTGTTGAACAGTGCGTCTAAATATAGATTCTTCAAACCAACTTTCAAGAAGTATCTGAACAATCATGTTCGCTCTAGGTTTGTAGAGATTAATCCAACAGAGTGGGACATTGCTCTCTTTCTACCAGTTGAAAGATTCGAGAAAGCAAGCAAGTCACAAGTCTGGAAAGACAGTAGGGCTATGATAACATGACATTCAATGTTCAAAACATCGTTGCATCACTTAACAAATCTGGTGTTGCAAAAGCATCTCACTTTGAGGTTCAGATCACTGGCGTAGGCGAGAGTGATCTTGAGCGTGATATGATGTTTCGTTGTGACACCGCAGAGTTGCCTGGCAGAACTATCACAACAGCGGAACACAGAGTTTATGGTCCTATTCAAAAGATACCATATGGCACACTTGTAAATGACATTACACTAGAGTTTCTTCTCAGTGAAGATATGAGAGAAAAAGAATACTTTGACAGATGGACAGATACGATTGTTGGCTCTGGTACATTTGGTCAAGGAACAGGTAAGTATAATGTTGAGTACTATGATACAATTACTGGACAAGTTACCATACGTCAATATGGTGAGGCAGGACAGTTATCGAGTATACATACACTTATAGAGGCATATCCGATTAGCATCGCACCAATCGCTATGACTTGGGGTGAAGAAGCCGCAGCCAAGTTGAGTATTGTCTTTGCTTATAGAGACTACAAGGTTGTGTTCAACCGCTCTGATCAACCTGGGCTTGGTGCATCATTCGGATTTTCATTTGGTCCTGGTGGTCTTGCCGCTGCCGCAAGAATACCTGGACTTGGCAATATATCTGCACAAGGTGGATTGGGAGCAACTGGCAGAGTGAATACACCATTTGGAGCGATTAGACTTTAATTATAGGAGTAAGTAAATTATGGCATTACCAGCGATTAGTACGCCAGAATTTTTTGATGTGATACCATCGACAAAAGAAGAAATTAAATATCGTCCCTTTCTCGTAGGTGAAGAGAAGAATCTTCTCATTGCACTAGAGGGACAAGAACAGAAAGAGATTTCAAACGCTATTCTGAAAGTCCTAGAAGACTGTATTATATCAGACGTTGATATCACCAAGTTAGCAACATTCGATATTGAGTACATGTTTCTAAAGATTAGAGGCAAGTCTGTAGGTGAAGTTCTTACAGTGCGAATGGGACATCAAGATTCTGAATGTAATCACAAAACAGAACTGCAAGTAAATCTTGACGACATCAAAGTAGTTGGCGAAGTGAAAAAATCTGAAGTGATGATCACAGACGACATTGGTGTAAAACTAAGATATCCGACACTGAAAAGTGTTATGAATATGAGAGGTGATGATGCAGATTCTATGTTCACTATGATTTGTGAGAACATCGAATATCTGTATGATAAAGAACAAATCTATTCTGACTTCACACTTCAAGAGATTGAAGAGTGGGTTGGTAAACTGAATAAAAGTCAGTTCAACAAGATTACGGAGTTTTTTGAAAGCATTCCTAAGTTATCACATGATATCAAATGGACATGCCAAAAGTGCGGAGAAGAAGAAACAATTACATTAGAGGGCCTGCAAAGTTTTTTTACCTTGCAATGATACATGACTCTCTAGCGAATATGTATCATATGAATTTTGCACTAATGCAACATCATAAATATTCATTAACTGAACTTGATAATATGATCCCCTTTGAGAGGGAAATATATGTGACTTTGCTAAAACAATATCTTGAGGAAGAAGAAGAAAAAGCAAAATCAAGAAAGAGGTAAGTCACATGGCAGACAAGAAGACTATCGATGCAGCCGCAGTAGAAGGCATGGATCAAAATGGTGATGGTCACATCTCAGCAGAAGAAATGGAGATGCATTTGGAATTTAAACGCAAAGCACTTGAAGACCAAGATGCACAGAGAGATGCTATTCGCAAGATGGCATGGTTTTCTCTGATTGGTCTACTCATTTATCCTATTGGCATTGCAGTAACATCTTTACTAGGACTAGATACAGCGGCCAATCTAATCGCTGATATCGCTCCGACATACTTTGCATCTATTGCAGTACTCGTTTCAGCATTCTTTGGTGCAGACGCATTGAAGAAAAAATAAGGTATAGAACATGGCAGATTTGCCCGAGGTAAAAGCTACAGAAGAATCTACCCGAGATATTTCTGAAAGCAACAAAGATAACAGACAGAGATTACAGAAAAGTCTACGAGCAGGACTTAACAATGTTCGTAGGTCTGTCGATAATCTAAACACCACAGTTACAGAACTTTTGGAACTGCAAAGGGCAGGTTGGGAAGCGGCTCAGGCGCAAGAAGGACTTGCGCTTGAAGCATCAAGAGAAGCAAGTCGAGCAGGCGGTGAAGGTGACGGCAGCATCGGTGATGTTGATATTGCTGGTGATGTAAATCTTGATGCAAGCAAAGGCGGCTCTGGTCTCTTTGGACGAATTGGTCAAGCGATTGCTGGTAGTATTGGCGGTCTATTCAAAGGACTTGGCATTGGCGGTGGTGCTTTACTTGCTGGTGCTGGTATTCTCGCTGGTGGTGCTGGATTTCTTCTAAAGCAAATCAATGAACTTGACGGCAAGGCAATCAGAGCGAACATCAATGAACTTTTGGGTATCAAAGATGACTTTGGAGGCATGGGCAACTTCTTCTTAGAAGGCGGTCTATTTGCATTGACTATGACTGGCATTGGTGTAGGTCTTGCGGCTT